AAGGAAGTATTGGAGGAAGAGAATGTATCAGATGCAAAATCAGAATATGGCATTTAACCCAAACCCAAGCTATTCCGCTTATCAGTACAACCCAATGCAGAGGTTTCAACAGCCAGAGCCACAGATTCCGCAGATGCAACCGCAGTTTCTTGGAATCCAAGGAAAAGTAGTGCAGTCGGAATCGGCGATCATGGCGAATGATGTGCCTATGGATGGAAGCGTTGCGTTTTTCCCGATGCAGGACATGAGCGCAATCGTTGCAAAACAATGGGATGCCAATGGAACAATCAGAAAGACCGTTTACAAGCCTTTTAATGAGCAGATGGCAGATTCTTCGAGTGATGATAAAAAAATTGAAATAGGGCTATCTGACGATGCGACAAAGGCTATTACTGACAAATTGGATTGTTTGTTTGGAAAGATGGAAGAGTTGGAAGATAAGTTATCTTCGCAAACGCAAAGAAAATCTTCACGAACACAAAAGGAGAGTGAGTCTTAATGAATCCTATGCAGATGTTACAGGGAATGAGAAACCCACAGCAGTTTTTACAACAAATGATGGGGAATAACAGCGTAATGAGCAACCCTATGGCTAGAAACGCTATGCAGATGGCACAAAAGGGAGATTCCAAGGGCATCGAGCAGATGGCTAGGAATTTGTGCAAAGAAAAGGGAATTGACGCAGATAAGGCTTTTGAGTCGTTTAAAAGCCAATTAGGAATGTGATACTAATTCTTGCAAGATTATGTATATAAAAATGAATTATGGAGGTAAATTCTATGTTTAACACAGGTAATTGTGCATCCGTTCCGCTTGTTGCGAACATTGACGGAAACGGAAATAACAATGGATGGGGCGCAGAAGGCTCATGGTTATGGTTCATTATCGTTATCTTTGCCATCTTCGGATGGGGTGGATTCGGTAACGGATTCGGAGGAAACGGAATGAATGGTGGTGTCGGAAGCGAAATCCAGCGCGGATTTGATAATCAGGCGGTTGTGTCAAAACTTGATGGCATTACAAACGGACTTTGTGACGGATTCTATGCAGTGCAAACCGGCATGAATGGCATCAACACAAACATTTTGCAGACCGGATTCGGCATTCAGCAAGCTATCAATGCTGATACAGTCGCTAATATGCAGAACACAAACGCATTACAGTCACAGCTCGCAAACTGCTGCTGCGAAACAAGAGAAGCTATCCAAGGCGTAAACTACAACATGGCAACTAACACTTGCGCGTTGCAGAACACCATGAACAGCAACACGAGAGACATTATCGACAGTCAGAATGCAGGAACACGCGCTATTCTTGATTATCTCTGCAATGAGAAAATTTCTAGCTTACAGGCAGAAAATAACGACCTTCGCAGAGCAGCTTCACAGGATCGTCAGAGCGCACTGCTTACAACTCAGATGGCGGCTCAGACACAACAGATTATCAATGCGGTAAATCCGTCTGCTATTCCGGCATATGTTGTACCTAACCCAAATGCTTATGCATATGGATGCGGATGCAACACAGGATGTGGCTGCTAAAACTAAATAATTGAGTATCTTAATTGAGTTTAACTCGATCATGTCTGCTATGCAGTATTACTTATAACCAAAGGGCAGACTGTAATGTTTGCCCTTATTTTTATGAAAGAGAGGTAAAAATAATGGAAGTAACAGGAATTGCATTACAAACCGTTGCCGCTGGAGAAGATGTTGCATTTACAGAAACGGCAGTAAATGGAACAAAATGTATCGTACACAGACAGGGAAGTGGAATTATCAAGTTAAGAGGTATCACAAATCAGTGTAAGGCTAGATTTTTGGTATCGTATTCCGGCAACATTCAGATACCGACAGGCGGCACAGTTGGAGCTATATCACTTGCCATTGCAGTAGACGGAGAGCCTTTACAGTCAACACGAATGATAGTTACTCCGGCAGCAGTACAAAATTTATTTAACGTTTCGGCTCAGGCATACGTTGATGTACCTTGTGGCTGTTGCAGTACAGTAGCGGTGCAGAATACATCTACACAGGCTATTGAAGTACAGAACAGTAATTTGATTGCAGTAAGGGAGGCTTGATATTATGCATAAGTTTGCGAAACAGATTATGGATTGCGTGAAAGCCCACGTTGACGGCATCGGAATTGAGAATTTTGAGGGTCAAAACCTTGATGATCTCAAGGATTGGACGGAGATTGCAAAGAATATCGTATGCTTTGACAAAGACTATAACATTGTTGAAGCCATGAAAAAGTCTGAAGATGAAGAAATCATGCGCATGGTGGAAGAATTTGGGGATTATCCGGGAAGAAGATACTACAATGAGTACCGGTACTCAAATGGCAGATTCGCACCGAAAGGACGCGGAACACGCAGAGGATATGTAGAACCGCCATATTATCATCAGATGCCGGAAGATTACCACGAATGGGAGAGAATGCCGGAATACGACCGAATGAGAGACCTTGACAGAATGAGTATGGGAAAGATGTATTATTCAGAGCCTATGAGCGGAAATAATGGCATGAGTACCGGTACTCACGATGCAAGAGAGGGCAGAGCCGGTATGAGCCGGAGAAGCTACATGGAAACAAAGGAAATGCATAACGGAAATTCACCGGAAGATAAGGACGCAAAGATGAAAGAACTTGAAAAGTACATGAAATCACTTTCGGAAGATGTGACAGAACTGTTTTCAGGTATGTCCCCAGAAGAGAAACAGTTGACCAAGACAAAGCTGACTACGCTTGTCACGAAAATGTAATAGAGAGGGCATTTTGCCCTCTTTGTTTGCGAGGTGGTAAATTGTTCACGATAAACAATGAAATGTGGAATTTGGTCAAAGTATCGCGTTACAGCGATATGCTACAGAGAAGTGATGGAAGTAGAACGGTAGGCATGACCGACAGAGACACGAAAACGATATATCTTGCGGATGATCTACGCGGAAGGTTCCTTGACCGTGTGTTGTGCCACGAATTATGTCATGCATTCTGCCTTTCATATAACGTATACATGGATATTGGCACCGAGGAAATTGTAGCAGACTTCTTGACTACATACGGAAGAGAAGTATTTGAAATAGCAGACAGACTATTGATTGAACTTATGGAGGTTGTTGCATAATGGATAAAATTTCAGAACTCTTACAGTACGTGCACCGGACGAATCCGGAAATGACTAGGGAAAGGCTGATAGAAGAGTTGAGCAAAAGTGATTATGCTGCGCGGTCTTTGATTTTTACGAAAGAAAACATCGTTGCGCTAGGGCAAAAATAAATCCGGCGGTTTGAATCGCCGCCGGAATTGTGTCAGACTTTCGGAATGTAAGAACCTTTCATTATTTCTATAGCGAGTTTCGCGCCTTCCGTCATGTAAAAATCATTATTCTTTGCACAGCAACTAAAAAGCAGTTCCTCGAACTCTGAATATAAATTTTCACTTAATAACCCTTTTAGCTTCTCTGTTAAGGGTGAGAAGTATTCAACAAAGGCATTTCCGGTTTCATTGTCAAGCTGACTTGAACATACAATTTTAATAAATTCATCCATTTTAGTAGTCTCCTTCTTCTGTTAATAAATAGTTGATATATCCTGTCGCAAGTCTGGCAAGGCTTTTACTGCCATCCAACAAATCCAATTTGTACTCTGGTCTATAGCCAAACCTCTGCACATAGAACTTTTCTTCAAGTTCTAAGTCGTAAATGTCAGATAGCTCCACGAGAATCTTGTGATATAAAAATTTTCTCGTCCACCCAAACTGTTCCATGATAATTTTTAATTTCCAATTATTTTTTCTGAACCACGCTCCGCGTGATGCGTCCAATTGCTGTTTTGAAATGTAACAATCTGCAAATAGGTCATCTTTTTTCGGCAATGCCGCCTGTGATTGCTTTATAGTTTCTTCCATGTCGTGGAATCTGTTAATGTAGCGAGCGGTAAAAGCCGTTCCCTTTACTCCTGTCAGCTTATGGGCGATAAACTCGCATCCTTTCTTAGTAACGTCATAACAAGGCAATTCTTTTTTCTGCTCCGTACAATACGTGCTTTCCTTGAAGAAATCGGAGAAGTCAATATTTACTTCTCCTAATTGCTTACAGTATCTCCGAATGTCTTTTAATAGGTTGGCGTGTGTCTTTTCTACCATTTCGGCAACTTCAACACTTGTAATTGTTTGTTCTATTTGGTTCATGTTTATGCTCCTTTCTGAAATGCATTAAACAAATTGTATTTTGCAACTCTGTAATTGCATTATAATTTTTCAATATATAATTGTCAAGATGTTTTTTGAAATTTATTAATTGCTTTTTGAAAAACAAAATGTTATTATAAAAAAAGAAAGGAAGGTGTAGTAATGTTTTCACAAGCGCTAAGACATTGTTTGGTTGATAGGAATATGAAAATTTCTGACCTTGCAAGATTACTCGATACAAGCCATCAGAATATCAATCAGAAAATAAAACGTGACAACTTTTCAGAAAAGGAAATGCGGCAGATTGCGGATGCATTGGGGCTTGATTTAGAAATTGTAATGAAAGAGAAGAAATAAGAAAACCCGCCTAACTGGCGGGTTTTTGATGAAAGAAAATTTTTCCCGCGCCCCAAAAAATATTTCGTAATTTTTTTGTACCCCCCTGGGGTAGCATTTTAGGGTCAATATTCCATTTTTACGGATTATCAAAAACGTGTAACAAACGTGCAATTATCTGCGATATCCCGCAAACAGCACAAATACACTATATGTTATGCCATATATAGATAATTCATTGATGATATTTGATGATATTGCCGATCACAGGCAAACGCCAGAAGACGCCTGCCCGGCTATAGTTATAGTCTAGCATAAACCGCATTTTACCACTTGTCAAGATAGCTTTTCCCATCGTACCGGCTGTAAGTGTGTGTTATGTTTTCCGGTCTTTGCGTGATCTGCATCCAGTCACCGCCACGTTGGACGGTTATTTTGGTTTTTGCAGACTCCACCCATTCCACACCCTCGAACTTCGAGTAGCCGCACGTTTTGCCGGATATTTCCAGATAACCAAGGGCAGACACCCGGCGCATGATTTCCCTTTTTCCGATATACTCATATTTTGCCATTTTTGCCACCTCCTTGTGTTACGTTTATTTGTCAATTTGCGCATGGAAACCGATTTCCATGTAGTCCGCGCTCCCGGAATCGAACCGGAACGGATGCACCAAACACGCGAAATAGGGCGGAAGAGTACCGCCTTAAATTACAACAAAATCCCCTTGGAATCCTGTTGTTATAATCATTTTTCCGTCAGATCTGCGGTACACAACGCCGCAACCGTCCGCAAAAGTTGACCACACGAGCCATCCGGGCGGTGTAAGTTTTTCCCCGGTTTTATAATCCAGGAATGAGTAACGCGGAATAACGCCACTTTTTTCTTGATCTAGCGCGTTGTTAATTGCTTGCGATTCTGTTACGATCTGCACACCTTTTCCCGTGTGCAAAATATATCTTTCTTCCATTTCTTATACCTCTTTCCTTTTATTTGCTCATTTTTGAGTAATGGCAAGCCGGGGAATCGAACCCCGGAAAAGCCGCCCTTGCCTATGCGATTGCTACAAGTCTATCGTTTCGCATTGTTCGCGTGTATTCTTTTCCACTTTCGTCGGAAATAATAACGCATCTGACGCTTTTTCCGCTCTTGGTAGGCTCAACGCTTTTTACCGTCTCGGTGTATCCAAAATTCCAAACTGTAACCATGCCCGGCTTGAGTTCTGCCGCCGGGATAGCGTTTCTTCTTTCATAAATTCCTTGTAATTTAACTGTAGCCATAAAATCAACCATCCTTTCATTGTGTGCCCTGTCTCATCAGTGCAGGTGGGGCAGTTCCTGCAGACCGCCAGGAGTGGCGGTTTCGACTATTTCACTTGTTCTAAAATCTGTGTATATATAGACGGTTTCGATTCGTCAACCTCTTTATAGACGCATCCGCTATATACTTTATTTGTTGACCCTTTGCAGGACTTTCCAAAACTCTTACAGTTGTAGCACATTGGGTTATACTCCAATGATTCAATGACTTTTCTGCGCGCCTTGCTTCTTTCTATCTGTTCATTTGTTGCAACCATTATATATTTTTCCATGTTCAAAAACCTCGCTTTCGTTTTCTGGTCTGCCATCATCAGAGCCGGGAGACCATCCCGCGGCTGACGCTCCAGATCGGAGCGTTTCGGCTATGCTATGCAGATTTCAAATACATCGCCTTGGACGTGTTCAAAATCGACTTTTTCAAAAATGCCGATTCCGTAAAAGTCGGCTGTGAGTTCCCCGAAGTGGTTATACTCAAACGCGATTCCGTTCTTTTTCAGTTCGTTGA